ATGCTGAAAACTTAACAGACGTTCTACGATATCAAGGTCAATCATACACTTGGATTGGTATTGATGAATTACCACAGTATCCTACAGAAGATATTTATAACTTCTTACGTTCATCACTTCGAAGTGTTGACCCTGAGATTCCAGTGTACATGAGAGCTACAGGAAATCCTGGTAATGTAGGTTCACAATGGGTTAAAGAAATGTTTGTTGACCCAGCACCTGCTAACTCAAGATTTGAAATACAAATCAAAACACCAGTAGGAGTTAAGCAGATTACGAGAAGATATATTCCTGCAAAGCTACAGGATAACCCTTACTTGATGCAGACAGATGATTACTATGCAATGTTGGCATCATTACCTGAAGTACAAAGAAAACAATTCTTAGAAGGTAATTGGGATGCTTTTGAACATTCATCTTTTCCTGAATTTAATAAAGAGATTCATGTAGTTAAACCTTTTGACATTCCAAAGAACTGGATGAGATTCAGAGCAGCAGACTGGGGATATAGTTCACCTGCTTGTTGTTTATGGTTTGCAATAGATTATGATAACAACATATTTGTTTATAGAGAACTATACACACAAAAGTTAACAGCAGATATATTTGCTAGAAAAGTTTTAGAAGCAGAACAAGGTGAGTACATTCGTTATGGAGTACTTGATAGTTCTACATGGGCAAGACGAGGTGATATAGGGCCAAGTATTGCAGAGACAATGATTCAAGAAGGTTGTCGTTGGAGGCCATCAGATAGAACTCCAAGAAGTCGTATTGCAGGTAAATTAGAATTACATAAAAGATTAAGACCCGATGAAAATACAGGATACCCTACATTATTTATTTTTGATAATTGTGTCAATTTAATTAGAACATTACCAATGTTACCTGTAGATAAAAGCAACCCTGAAGATGTTGACACACACGCAGAAGACCACGCTTATGATGCACTTCGATATGGATGTATGAGTAGACCTGTTCATCCCATAGCACAAAAATTTAAAAACTTTGGAGTAGGTCAAACAAAAGATTTCAAACCAGCCGATAAAGTATTTGGATACTAATGAAAGATATTAAAGTAGGATACAAAAGTTATCAGATAAAAAGTTTAGATTCCCTTATATCTAGATGCAATGAAATAAATGGACAGTTTCTTGCACAAGATGGAATCATAGCTTTATCATCAACTGAAGATAATGTTTCTCATACTAACACTTTACTGCATGAAATACTACATGCAATAATGTATCAGTGGGGAATAGATATAGGTGATAAAGAAGAAGAAAGAATTTGCAACACTATTGCAAATGGACTAACTACTGTATTAGTAGATAACCCTTGGTTATTAACTTACATACAGAAAAACTTAAAAGGAGAAAAGTAAAATGGCAATCATGAAAACATACAAGATGGGCGATTTACCTGAAGACAATATGGGATATGGCAAAGATGCCAAGTCACCTAAACAGTCTATGGTAAACGTAGTAAAGAAAGGTCCTCTTCCAAAAGAAAATAACTTATCGGATGAGTCTTTTCCTAAAGGTAAATCTAAGTCTGGCGTAGATGCAAAAGTATTTAAATTAGCTGACGAGAAAGATTACTAAGAGGTAAATAATGCCACATTCAAATGCGAGTGGCTTGAACTCTGAATCTGATGACGTAAAGTCTTTATCAGAAGAAAGAGATACTGCCTACGATAACTTAGGTAGTGTTATTGAATCTCGTTTAAAAGAATCAGAACAAGCCCGTCTTTACGATGAGAAGCGTTGGCTTCGTTCATACAGAAACTATAGAGGTATCTATGGTTCTGATATGGCGTTTAGAGATTCAGAGAAATCAAAGGTATTTGTTAAAGTAACAAAGACCAAAGTTCTTGCTGCATACGGACAACTAATAGAAGTTTTATTCTCACAGGGTAAATTTCCTATTGGTATATTTCCTACTACAGACCCTACGGGTGTATCTAAGTATGCTCACTTAAAACCTGAAAATATGAAGAAAGACCAAAGGATGGATGACATCTATGGTTTTGAAGGTGATGGTAGGCAAATAACTCCTGGTTCAACTGCTAATGAAATCCTAAATGGATTATCAGAAAAGTATGGTAAGGCAGGTTTTGAAGAAGGTCCTGCACCTGATTTAAAAACAATGCCTCAGATTGAGCCTGCGGAAGAAGCTGCAAGAAACATGGAAAAGTTAATCCATGACCAATTAGAAGAGACACATGCTATTTCAGTAATGCGACATGTATTATTTGAAATGTGCTTACTAGGTACAGGTATCCTTAAAGGACCTTTTAACTATGAGCAATCAATACATCAATGGGTATTAGACGATAGTGGTGAACGAGTTTATTCTCCTAAGTCAAAGTTAGTTCCAAGAGTAGAAGCAGTTTCATGTTGGGATTTATATCCTGACCCTGATGCTGTTACCATTGATGATGCTGATTATGTTATTCAACGACATGTCATGAATCGTTCTCAAGTAAGAGATTTAGTTAATAGACCTTTCTTTAGAAAATCTGCTATCCAAGAAGTATTAGCAGGTGGACCTAATTATGAAACAAGAAGCTATGAAACATCTCTTTACGATAGAGAGAATCAAGAAGAGTTTAATAAAAATAGATTTGAAGTTCTTGAATACTGGGGTACAATGGATAAGAGTCTTGTTGAACAGGCTGGTATTGAAATGCCTGATGATATCAAAGATGAATTAGATGAAATACAAATCAATGCTTGGGTATCTAACGGACATATCTTACGATTAGTTCTTAATCCCTTTACACCTGCAAGAAATCCTTTTATGGTTTGTCCATACGAGATTAACCCTTATCAATTCTTTGGTGTAGGTATTCCTGAAAATATGGATGATGCACAAACAATTATGAATGGTCATGCAAGAATGGCTATTGATAACTTAGCATTAGCAGGTAACTTAGTATTTGATGTCGATGAGACAATGTTAGTACCGGGTCAAGATATGACAGTCTATCCTGGAAAAATATTTAGAAGACAAAGTGGTCAAGTAGGACAAGCTATTCATGGTTTAAAGTTTCCTAACACTGCACCTGAAAACATGCAGATGTTTGATAGATTTAGACAATTAGCAGATGAGTCTACAGGTATTCCTTCTTACTCACATGGTCAAACAGGAATACAGTCTACTACAAGAACTGCTTCAGGTATGTCTATGTTAATGGGTGCGGCAGCTTTAAATATTAAAACAGTTATCAAAAACGTAGATGATTATTTATTAAGACCTTTAGGAGAAACTTTTTTCCACTGGAATATGCAATTCAATAATGATATTCCTGAGATACAAGGTGACTTAGATGTCAAAGCACAAGGCACAAGTTCTCTAATGACAAAAGAAGTAAGGTCACAAAGATTAATGACATTTATGCAAGTGGCATCAAATCAATTCCTTGCACCATTTGTTAAGTGGCATAGTATTATTAAAGAGATTGCAAAGTCTATGGATGTAGACCCCGACCAGTTAGTCAATGACCCTGAGAAGGCAGCAATCTTTATGAAAACAATGGGAGAAATGAATGGAAGTCAACAGATTGAAGGCCCTAACCAACAACAAGGAACTATGGGAACTCCTCAACGAGTACCTGCAGGTGCAGCTAACACAGACACACAAGGGTCTGGAGGTGGCAACATCGGAATTGGAACTCCACAGACTCCAGGGCAAAGCGGCTTTACTGCACCAAATAATCAACTTGAGGAACCAATTGAATAGTAATGGCTGATTTATCTAAAATATTACAACAACAAACGGAGGGGATTATGTTCCCCTTCAGAACTTCTGCACAGTCAACAACGACTGAACAACAAGTATATGATTCTGCTACAGATGGAATTATGACTGTTACTGGTCAACAATATACTTTACCACAATATACTGGACCTTCTGCTACTGTACAATATGGAACAGAAGAGCAAGGTTATCCTCGTATGTTAAGACAAATTGAACAGGGAGAACTCCCACAGTTTCAGCAAGAAACCTTCCCCGAAGCAGGAACAGGGATTATGGAATATAGTGCAGGAGCAACACCAGCACCTGTAGAAACAGCACCTACGGAAGCTGAAGCACCTACAGTAGACCCATGCCCTCCAGGATTTAAATACGACCCAGTACAAAAAGTTTGTGTGCCAATAGCACAACCAAGAAAAGATAGAACAGAACCCACTACTTTACCTGAACCTAAAAGTTTAACTAATCAAGCTAGGGATTTAAAAGGTATAATTAATTTTGATAAAGATATTAGTGCTACTGACCCTAATTTAAGAGAAGGTCAATATGAATATAATCCTTCTAGAAAAACTTTAAATCCATTTGAGACAGGTGGACTTATAGGAACTGTTATGAATGGTTTACATAATATCGGACAATACTTTAATGAAAAACAAGCAATGGATTTAGGTATATTGAGAGATAATAATGGTGATGGAAAACCTGATAGTATTGATATGACGCAAGTTTCTAGAAACTATCAAGAAGAAGA